TGATTTGTATATACTCAATGAGGTATATGAGCAAAGACTTACATCACCTGAAATAGCTGAGAAAGTTAGACAAAAATGGCACTCTTATGGACCAATTACTTGTGAAATTGACAAACGTGTCATTGAAGAGTTGAACAATGCTGGTTTATATTGTCTCGAGGCCAAGAAAGGACCCAACTCAAGAGAGCTTGGTACTAAGTGGCTACAAGAACTTAATCATATTTATATCGACCCAGCCAGAACACCTAATGCCTGGAGAGAATTTACAACAGCTGAGTATGCAAGAGACAAATATGGCAATGTTACAACCAAAATACCAGACGGTAATGACCACCTTAGAGATGCTGCTAGATATGCAACGGAGGACTATTGGAATACTTCTCAATTAACCGTTGGAGATAGGAGGTTATTTTAATGTATGGACTTTATTTAGCATTAGTAATTTATTTTGGAATTGGCTTATGTTTTTATATCGGAATATGTATGGGAGTATTTGATTTAAGCATACAATCTAAAGCGACTGAAGAATTTCTAGATAAAAATACTAGAGAATATGAAATACTAAAATTCGTATTTTCTATTGCTTGGATTGTTATGGCTTTTCAAGCAATCAGAAGGGGTGGTGATAATGATGGAAACAAAAATTGATGGAATATGGAGGACAATAGCTGGGAGAAGAGTATTCATAGCCAAAGGACAATCACTAACTGAGGCTATGGCTAAGTCAAAGAAGTTTACAAATATCAAGCAAAAACTCAAAAATCAGTTAACTGAGTCCAAAAATGACCATAAACAAAAACAACTTGAAATAATAAAAAAGACCAATCCTATGACCGATGACTACCACACAGGAATTCGTAAAATTGAAGACATCAAGACATTTGCTGAAGCCATGAAGGACAAAGATAATTTGGTCGAAGCACCTGACTATACTATTGAGGATGCCAAAAAAGCTTTGGAGAAGGGTGAAATTACTATTTATTCTTCGAAAGAGATTAAAGATGGTGTATTTGTTACTCCTTCGAAAATGGAAGCACAGCAATATGCTAGTAATGAGAAAGTGTATTCTAAAACAGTTAAACTGAACGAAGTAGCTTGGTTGGATAATTATGAAGGACAATATGCATCAGGAGCAATCGATGACACTGGAAAAGATACTTCTTTTAATGTGAACAATTATAAAACATTTGAGGAAATGGTCAAAGACAAATCAGCAATAACTGCGATGAAGCGAGAAGGAATTTCTAATATGAAAGTAGCAAAAGCAAAATATAATGAGATTAAGTTGAATTCTCAGACAATTACCAGAATCAATAAAGATACAGCAGTTAGCAATATACGTAATAAAATTCCACAAAATGTTAGAGATGGTTGGTTTACTAATGCTGACAGTAATTATAAGACCAAACTTAATGACATTATAGTCAATAATCCAGAGATTAGAAGTTCAGGATTAGCTATTGCTTATGATGGCTACAAAGAATATTCTGGTAGAAGTCTTAACTTCAATGAATTCTTGGAGACTAATCTAACTCTATATCGAGGAACAAGAGGACAATCAACTGTATCTGCTGACGATGAGACATTTATGTCCTATACTTATGACAAATCAATAGCAAATAAATTTGGCAAAAACATCGAGACAATTACAATCAAAGCAAAAGATACTTTGGGAATGTACCAAACAACTGGAGAGTATGAGATTTTAGTTCCAACAAGTAAAATCAAAAAGAAGAGGTGGTGATAATGATGGGTAAGATAGTTGATATTGATTGTATGGAGCCTCATCTTTCTGGTGAGTTAATTTGTGTATATTGTGGCTATCGCTATATTGGTACATGGAACGAGAAGGTTTGGCTCAAAGAGTTATATTGTCCAAATTGTCAAAGGAAAGGTTATAATATAGCAACTGGACAAATATTAGATAGTGGTGATTTATCTGAGTTTGATAAAGAGCATCCTAAAAAACAAAATAAACCTGGTTTAGTAATACAATTTCCTAGCAAAGGAGGTGGCTTGAATGGCAACATCGATGAGTCTGGACACTATGACATTTAGTTTGAATGGTGAGACTTGGACTATCATACAAGTTCCAAACATAGGTGATGAAATCACAACTATTGGAGAGACTGAATATCATACTAGAACCATTAAGCTATTAGATTGGGTTGATAAGACCACAAGAATTAGAACTTTGAAACATGAACTGGCACATGTTTGGATGTGGGAATATGGTCACAACCAGCATGGAGAAGATAAGACATTTACAAATGAAGATGTATGTGAAATCGTAGCATGCTCGAATGACTTTATTAATGAAATCGTAGAAAAATATTTTAAGGGAGGTAATTAGTATATGATAGTAATCTATGACGAGTTCAAAGATACCAACAAGAATGAATTATTTGACCAAGTAGACCAAGTCCTAACCAAGAGAAAATCTCTTTGGGAAAGATACTCAAGAGGAATTAGTTTTGAGAGTGATGGAGAAGTTGAGGGAGATGGTGAGAATTTACAAATCCTCTTCGAAAAATTCATAGTTGATATAGCAACTGGTTATTTGGCTGGAGAAATTACTTATGATGTGGATGTTTCTAGTGAGGTTGAGCAAAAGCTAGGTAAAACTCTATTTGGAAAAGACCCAGTGGATGACAAATATGCTGACGAGCTAAGATATATCTTAAACACATTAGCAGTGCAAAATGACGATGTCCAAGAAGAAATTAAGTTATTTAGACAAGCATTACTTTATGGTTCAACCTATGAAAGAGTAATGGAGGACCAAGAGAATAAACTTAAATATTTGAACTTGGATGCTCTTAATACAGTGGCAGTTTGGGACAATTCAATAGATCCAAAACTAAAAGCTGTTATTTCAGTATTTCAAACTAAGGAAGGAACTTTGACAAAATATTGGTATAGAGTTTATCTTCCAGGTGAAATCCAAGTCTACTCAAGAGATAATAGAAAAATAGCTTCTGAGGAAGAGGGAGTTAATGAGAAACATCTAAAACTAGAGAGTGAGAAAGAGCATAATTGGAAGGAAGTTCCAGTCAATGTGTATGAAAGTGACTTTAGTATTTTGGACAGATGCGCTTCGATTATAAAAGCTTACGAAGACTTAATTAATAACGTTAGAAACACATACCAATACAATGACACAGATTGTAAAATGAAGATAGTGGGTTATAGAGCACAAAATCCAATCATGATACCTAATCCTGACCCTGCAACTAAAGATAAAAAGCCAATGATACTTAACCAAGCAAGAATAGATGAAGACAACTATGTATTAGCTGGAAAGACATTCTATGTTGAGCCACAAGGAGATGCTGACTGGTTAATTAAGCCAGTGGATGCTGGCCAAGTTACAACAATGCTAAAATATTATGTCGATACAATCTTTCAAATGTGTGGAATTCCTAACACTGCTGATTTAGCTTTCAATTCAGCTGACCTTAACGCTTCAGCTATTGATAGAAAATTCTACGTTATGCATATAACCCTTTCAGAAATTGAGGATGGTATAAAATCTCTAATGTATAAAAGATATAAAATGTTACTTGAAAGAATAAACTTAAAAGGTGGTGGAAATTATGCTATGGACAATGTTACAATTACAATTAACTCTAATCTACCATCTATGACAGATGAAACAATCGAGAGAATGATGCAACTAAATGGAGTCCTATCTCAAGAAACAATCATAGAAAAACTTGGCTATGACTGGGAGACTGAGAAACAAAGAAAGGAGGATGAAATGAATGCAGCAATGGCAAATGTTAACAACCAGACTGAAGAGGATGACAAAAATAATGATGGAGAGGAAGAACCAGGCGATAGCAGAAATAATGATACCAACAAAGATGAACCAAAATCTGATAAGGAAGTACAACCAGACGACAAAGAATAAATATGGTATAGAGTTCAAAGTTAGAAATCAGGCTGAGTTTAATCGACTTAGAGCATTAGCTATTTTGGTTGAAGTGCTAAACTTTGATGAGTTTAGCGAACTAAGAACTTTTACTCGTGATGTTCACAAAGACTATTATTTAAAACAACCTATCCTTGATAAGTGGGGAGATGGAGTCTATGATACCACAATGGCAGATATGGATTATAAAAAGTGGTGGCAACAAGATATTTGGGCTTTATGGTATATGTACTCATATAACGCAGTAATGAATTATTCTTATAATGCTGACAATCCAAAGTATGAAACAACTTTTGCTAATAATATGAAGATGGCTGTTAATAAAATGATGACGATACTTAGTAATAGAGCTATTGAGCAAGTCAGAACTGAGATGGTTGAGCTATTAAATAAAATGGTTCAAAATCCTCCAACTAGAAAAGAAAGAGTATTATATGAAGACGAGGAAACTGGAAAAGAGGAAGAACGTGAGGTTAAATTAACTATGCATCTTCAGTTCATGTGGAAGACTCGTGAGGATGAGAAAGTTTGTAAGACATGTGCTTCATTGGATAGACAAATGCTATTTAATATTCCTGAGCAAATGCCTCATCCCAACTGTAGATGTGATTTTGTAGTATATGAGTGGTGGACAGATCCTGATGGTCATGTAGTGGCAGAT